TAGGAAAACTTCCTTTATTTTTCCTTTTACCACAGTATGAACAAATTTTTCTAGTCATAGTGGATGCGAGGGGAGTCGAACCCCTGTCCTATCATAACATCAAAAACATCTTCTACAAGTTTATTTCGTTCATGAGTTAAACTAGAATATAGAATGAACAAGATTTTTCTAGTCTTACCAACTGCTCTTAACCTACAACCCGTTGGACATTGTAAGTGCAGAGGGATTTAACGACAGACTTTTGATCGCTACCCTCATTCGCAATCGCAGTCTGTTACTGCCCTTTTTTGTCAGGCAGCAAGTGCTAACTGAGTTTCGCCAGTTAAAGCGTTTAATCGACTTTTAAAGTGGCCGGTCGATCAACCACTACTTGCTAATATAATCTCCGATATGTAGTCGAAACCTTTACGCACCCTTAGTTTTCTAACTCCAATAATCTATCATGCAAACTATTGATAACTTTTGAATGAACCATTTCATTGATCTGTATTGTTTCTTTAGCAACGTCTAGTGACTCTGAGTGAATAACATTCATTGTTAATGAAACAAATAAAACTGAAAGTAGGCAGATAAACAATAGTCTATATTTCATGATTTCTCTTTCTTGTAGGTGGGTTGATCGTAAGACCAATATTTTGGAAGGCTATAAACCTTCATACACCTTACAGGATCGTATTTATGCTCAAAAATTGTTTATTGGTTTTTTTGTTTTTATATCATATTGAATATTATCCATAGATTTTTTTATATTTTGTTTAGATAGGTATTCTATTTCTTTTTGAATATTAGTCAATTCAGTTTCTGATATGTATGACTGAGTTTTATTTATCTTAGTAGTTAATTTTATGTTTTTTTGTACTAATACAACATTAAATCCTACAGATAAGACTAAAAATGTTAACAATACAACTAAAATTGAACGATTTTTCATATTTTGACCTCTTAGTGATGATTAATAGGGCGTGAGAGAATCGAACTCCCTTAACTACCTTATAAGAGTAGCGTCTTAGACCATTAGACGAACGCCCCTCAATTTTATTATACCGTAAACAACAGTCCTGTCAATAGTTGAAAAGAATTTTAGTCGTTATGATACATTTCTTTCAAAGCAGCAATTTCTGCTTCATATTTTTGAATATTTTGATACATTTCATTACAACTTACACAAAAGTCTGATGATATGTATGCTTTACAATCATGTATCTTATCCTCAAGATCCCTGATCTTTCTTCTTATTTCTTCGTTTGATGGATTGACCATTTGACTTTCTCTTTTTGGTTTTGTTTTTGGTATCTGTTGTGTCTTGATTAGACCAAAACACCATCTCATTTACAGAATCATCCCAAGCACATTGAACCAAATCTTTTGCCGCCAATTTTGCTAATCCAACATTATAAATCCAAGTTACTGTGGATTCGTAAATTTCTTCGTTAGTATCCTCATTAAGTAGAGGTCTATTTTCTGCATCAAATCCTGCACAATGCTCTTTAACTAGATTAATCATCTGGTTAATACTGATGTATTCGTCCAAATTATCCTCATGTTCTGAGGATACGGTATTTGCCGCAGCCTGTCTCATTTCTGAAGCATAACCTTCAAGATTAATAATTGCATACAGTTCTTCGTCCATTGTACACTCCAAAAATTATTTGATAAACTTAGATACACCTTTGTCTAAAGATCCATTAATTTGGTCACTAATATGGTTGATCGTATAATCCATACTGTATTGACCGCGAGGAAGCCATTTTGTATCATCTCTTAATGCTGTTCTAATTTGGGGCATCCAGTGCTGATATGCCAAAGCATATTCTTCTGGAAAATGAAGTTGTAGAACGGCATCTATATCGGTCAATATTTTTTCCATACTAGACCTGTAATCAAGTAATTTGTTCAGACCATCCTGTTTAGTCATTGACAACTTCTTTCTGCTTGAGTTTAATTAGTTTGTGCTTTATTTTCCAAACTCCAGTTTCAGGATTCTGAATATCACCACCCATATAAATATGGCAAAATCCTGCACTCTTATCAATTCCCCAAGCAAGAATACCATTCTTATCAAGACCCTCAACAACAAATCGTCCCCTATAGCCCATAGGAATAAATTCTCCCTTGCTCACAAAATATGGGCCACCAGTAACCTTAATGCGATCACCCTTTACCAATTCACGCCAATTGACATTTTGAATGATCTTTGTGTTCTTAGCCTCTTTGCTTTTTGGCTTAAATACAAAAACATAATTACATTTAGGACAACAATATGCTCGCGGCCCAGTTTCATGAGAACATTTCGGACAAGTCTTTTTACCCTTTGGCATCGTAATCTCCTGTGTTAGCGTTATGCTCTAAGTATAGCATGGTTATCGGCGTTGTCAAGAGACATTCTTTAGCGATGCTCTCAATTTTTTTGATAAATTCCACTAGGACTGCCAACTATTTCTAGTTTACCCGGATTATAGTGACAAAAATAACTACTTTGTATTCTTTTCTTTGTTAAATTATCTTCTTCAATTTCGATATAGACATTTATACGATACCTATTTGACCAAACATTAATAATTTTAGTCATCAAAAAATTCTTTGGTTTTTCTACTTGCTTGAATAGCAAATTTTCGATTTCAAAATCCATTAGTTTTCTCCATATTTTGGGCAGTATCTACTGACAGGGAAATTTTATCGTCAGGCATCTGAATAAAATCTGTATTGTAGTATTCCAGAGTTTCAAAATCAAAAACAGTTACATTTTCACTCCAAGGAAAGTTACCCTCTCCATTGATGTCATTTGCTTTTTCATAGAGAAAATTATACAAATCCAACCAAGTCATTTTATTTTTCATCTTGCTCTCCTGTTTGCTCTATCTAAAATACGAATAGTTTCTCTAGCATTTGCTGGAACCATAACTAAAGAAGGGGCGGTTTTATGTCCCCAGTCCATAAATCCCACAGCACGACTCTCCATAGTACATTCTTTACAAGTTATCTTTCGTCCTGTATCAACTAGAAACTCAACTCGTCCTTCTGGAATAACATCGTTACAATAAATGCAGTTCATGGTATGCTCCTTTGAACGAATTATACCATAAGCATCGGCACAGTCAAGGACTCCGCTTCAATTAAAAAACCAACACTGTCACTAAAACTTGCGTCATCGTTACTATAATAGAGATCGGTCAACCCCACTGCATTAAGAATTTTTCCACAGTTTTCACATGGCTTACTTCCTAGAATAATTCCCTTTCTGTTGATACGCATAACAACAACTGACCAATTAGGATCAATGGTATTATACCTATCCAGCAATTTAGAAATAAGATGAGATTCAGCATGAACAAATGGAAACTCCTTGTATTTTGGCAAATTAAATTGTTCGCCAATCCTATAAGCCCTAGCATTGGTTTTAATCGGGTTATTTTGGGTGAAACAAATCATCTTATTGCCATCAAATGCAGCAGCATAATGATAGCATCTAATAAGAGGATTTGGACTCCAATTTTGGTATGCCTTGCGAATTGTTTTATTGATTATCTTCATCACTTGTTTGCCAACATATACAGTCCAATATTTGCAAAAGCATATCCAATATAAGTAATCAACATACCAATGTTCCTATGAACGATATATTGCTCAAGTGCAACATAAAAATAAATACATCCAGTAAAAGCAATAAGCCATGCACTCATATACATACTCCATTAATAATAGATTCAAATTTTTCTATAGCATAATCTTTACCTTTTAACTCCATATCAACATCAAATTCCAACCCATAGTTATCAAATGGAGTTATTGCATATTCAGCATGAGCCCTTGGATTATTACCTTCTCTGCTTTCGCTATAATGAAAAAGAGGACGAGTTTGCCAAGTGTCATAACACATATTAATAGCCTCTACTTCCGAGGTATTATTTGGATGACATTTGTGATGCAAATAGTCGAAACAAATTGGAATACGGGTAATAGGATGAAAAATTTCTACAAGTTCACGAACACTCCAGCAATTAAGTTTGTCATCATTTTCTATAGTGAGTCGAGCCTGACAGTTTTCATCAAGACGTTTGAAGTTCTTATAAAAACGATCACTAATTTCTTCCCTAGTTCCATTGTTATTATGAACGTGCAAATTCATTGGACTAAGAGTATTTGCTGGCAAGCCGATTCTGTCGAAGAAACTGCTGTAGAAATTGAGTTCTGTGATTGTTTTTTCCACAACTTTTTCGGAGAGACTTGAGAGTGAATTAAATTCGCTAGGATGACAAGAAACACGAACATTACTACTGGTAATAGTTTGTGAAATATTATCAAACTCATCCTGAATTTCGTCATGGTTAGGCAAATCCTCTAGACTAACATTAGCCTCATCATAAGTGATTAGCGGAAAAATATCGCTACTTACACGATAAACATAATTATTTTGTCCACAAAATTCAATAGTTTTACGAGTAGTTACAAGATTGTTAAGTATCCTGTTGCCAAGAGTTGCCAAGGCTTCTTCTCGCGACAGAGAATTGAAACGTTTAAAAGTCATGGTCTGATGACCAATGCCCTGCTCTTTAAGTTTGAGCGAAATGCAGCAAAGTCCAAATTTGTTCATAGAGCCTCCATTTTGGAAGTATACCACAATATCGGCAAAGGTCAAGCCATGCCTTGAGAAATTTCTTCAACGCTGTAGATTTTTAGTATTTTATAGTCTACCAAGAATGTGTTGTTGAATAAGGTTGTCGCTTCATCTTCTGATGATGCGGTAATAACGTGGTTCATTAATAATGTTTGCTTATAACTGTCATACTTATTATAAACTTGAGCCGTGACATTAAATTGTTTCATATATTTTATCCATAAATAGTTTGATATCTAATAATTGATCATACTGTATTTCATACCTACTTTGATCGTATACAAAATTGTTATTTTTTGTACCGGACTTCACCAAAATTGATGTATCAAAAAAATCTTGCTTTGATATAATTCCGCATATCCATGCTACGGAAAAATCATTCTTGACTCTACTAAAAATATAGTAATCTACTTCTCTTCTCTTTTGTTCTTCATACAAAGTAGCAACATAATTTTTAAGAGGTTTTGAGTTACATCCTTGTGCTTTAGAATCAATACTTATATTACCAATATAAAAATCAACAATATCATTATCGCTGTACTTCAATTCATTAAAACATGATCGTATACTAGCCTCAGCCAAATATCCTGTCATTCTTTGACGACTTTTATTTAGTCTGTGTGTTCCAGAATTACCGTATCTTTTTTGATACGCTAAGTTGCGGTCTTGTGCTTCTTTATAAATTGCTGGTGTGATATTAACTGTTAAGATATCCATCCTAATGCTTCCGATATGGTTGGAAATTGTGTAGCAAAAATTGTTTTACATTCATTGGCAATATCCATATGTTCTTTTTGAGTTCCATGACCAGAACGTAACTCAATATAATGAATCCATGAACGTGCCGTTCCACTCATGTATAAACGAGTAGGAGTTGCTAATGGCAGTATAAATCTGGCACACTCTTTGGCAATACCATCAGAAATCATTCCATCATATAGTGCTTTGGCTTTACCAAAATGTTCACGAATTCTTGTGTTCCATTTTGCTCGTATTTCATCTCCCATATCATCTATACTATTCTGTCTATTCTTATTATCTTGACGACGAATTTCGAATAATGGAATTTCTTCTGATAAAAGAGTTGTGTCAGCATAGCGTTGACTAAATTCTTGGAATGTGAAACTTCGATGACGAAGAATCTGAGCAGCAAGTCCTCTGGTAGTATTAATTTCGACTGTCATGAACCCGTGTTCAAAAATACTCCAATGTTGATGGTCTATGCAATATTTCAGCAGTTTAGTATAGTTCTCGTTATTTTGATTACTTGGATTGCTAACTCTGGCACAGTAAGCCATCAATTTTTCTGCATCTGGTGTTACTGAGACTAATTTAACATTCATTATATACCTTTCTAATTTTTATTTTGCTATATGATTATAGCATATATGCTTCCCAGTATTCTTTGGGTACTAGTTTTTTATAGTCTATTGTCAATTCTTCATTTGGCTCAATTTTTCTAGATGCAATGTAATGATTATCATCTAATTCTACTAAATTTGGACTACTAGAATGATTTATGAATCTACCATCATCCATTGGTATCATATAACTACCATCATCGTCTAGCCAATAGTAGTCTTTTTCTTTAATAAATTTTTGTTCTATATCTGATAGTAATTCATATTGAATCTTACTAATTTTTAGTACAGAAATACTGCTCATCTTCCAAACTATATCTCCAGGTAAAATAACTTGACTTGCGAATAAACCAATGCCCGATATTTCGCTTTTGTCTAATCTGGTTTTTACTGTTAACATTTATTTTTGTCTTTATTTTGAAAATTTATTTGTTCTTGTTTCCCACCAAAAATGTACCATCGTTGTATCGCCATTAAAATATATGGGACAAAAGTCTGGCTTAAAAATACTATTTAGATTACAAGCAACACAAGTAAAAAAAGTATCTTTCTTCCTTATAAAACCGTAGTCAGATATCTTTTTCTCTATTCTTTTAAAGTTATTACCACTTAAACATCCACTATCTATAATAATGAGTTTAGTATATGGATCTAATTGATCTGGATGAATAAATACTTCAAACTCATTTTTGTATGGAATATTTACTGGTTCAATATCGATAGGTTCATCTTTAATAGATAACTTATGAGACATTAATTGAGCCATAAGGCCAGAATATTCATAACTCAATTGCAGGATTGCTATCTTATCTAGTTCAAAATCAAACAAACCATCGTCCCTGATGTATTCGCAAATTTTATCTATAGCTTTAATTTCCCATTCTCTATCTATGTATAAATTTTTAAGAGGCATAGTCACTCGTTGTAAATTTTGTTTCTTCTTTATTTTCTTCGTATTTTTTCTGGTGTTCAACCCATTTGTTGGCTGTAATGTTATTAAAAATTGCTCTAGCAACTTTACTAACGCTTAACTCAACTCCACTAACATTAGGATCATCATTTTTCATCCAATAATAACTAGCGCCATTGATAGAGTCATCTTTCTCTTTATGAATAGAATAACCCCAAGTTTTAGCCCAAGTTTTAATTTCTGTAATTTTCATTTATTAGCATCCACCGCTATCTGTTCTTTTTGGTTTGTTTAAGTGTTCAGTAAATACTGATTCATCTTTGTCGTAGCGTTTCCATGCTACTTTGTGTTTCATAGCAACAATCTGTTTAGTTTGTTCTGATATATATTTTCGTTGATAATCAATTAGATTCCATAATTCTTTGATATAGTTCAGCACATCATCATGTTTATATTGAACTAAGATCCTATTAATATTTGTTTCACTCATAGGCTCGTATTTCAATATAATATCAAATTCTTCACTCCAGTCATCTGGATTATACATTGGACTCATTTTTGAAGATATTCCTGTGCTGACATTTTTTTCTTGTACTCAAATCCTGCTGCAAATCCCACCATGTATAATTTTTTCATTACACCAACGTGTTGTTTATTATTCTGGATGAAATCTAAATTTTGAGCAACCCATTCATGGTAACTTTTTTCTTCATCACACATTTCAAAATCTTTATCATTGCACATCATTTTTTTACTTTCTCAACATTGTATTTATTAAAAATCTTATTGATCCCAGAGATAATTGATGGACAAGTATTATTAATTAACTCATTATCGTCGTTGTCTGTAACATAAGCCTGTATCTCATCATATAAAACCTCTGGACAGTATCCTTTATCTAGGATATACTTTGATGTTGATTTAAGTTTGGTTTTATTCTTATTGAGAAATTTATTTATTTCATCACGATACTTAGGATTGGAAGCATACAGAGCGTGAGATAATTCATGTCTTAATGTTGAGTTATTTTGAGCCCCTATAATATAGAAATTATCGCTACGATACTTAAATAAATCTAGTAGTCTTTGTTCTTCTATTGTTAATGGATCAAATAATCCTTCTTTAAAGGGATTTAAAACTATACTAGGAAAATTAAATCCTACCCAATGAGTATGATAACTATTACTGCCATAAGTTTCAGAATACCAGCGTTTTAATTGTCCTTGAGTGAATATTTTGCCTCTAAATTCTAGATTGCTACTTTCATAATATTCTTGAAAACGCATAAAAGTTAAGCCTAGTTCTTCTTGAGTATCGGCCCAAACCCAAACGCTGTTATATGGTTTCTTTATACAATTAATCATTATTTATCCCACATAAGGAATCGTGACCCTTGTTCATATAAGCATCATAGGCATTTTCTAGATGTTCAGCAAGGGCTAATTTCCAAACGGGGGAAGTATTGTGTAAGTTTATAGAATCATCCACAATCTCTATCAAACACTGTAGAGTTCGTCCAAATCCTATTTTGTCTATTTGTCTCTTTATCTTATCGTTATTTTTCATGGTAAAATTTTGTCTGATTCGCTGAGTGGAGGGTCTTGTTTAATCTGGCCCGAACTGTAGTCCATATACTTAAAGTTTGCCCTGCACAAGTCAACAGCATCGTATACTGCTTGATTTAGCGGAGCGTGACCCTTGATCGCACGTTCCAAATTAGTTCGTATAGTTGCAATAACTTTAATTAATTGAGAATTTTTGTCACTCATACGACTAATCAAGTTATCTTTTTCATTCAAAGAATTTTGAATAACATTAATAGCATCAATAGTGTTCATAGAGTCTCCTTGTGTGAAACGCTATGATACACTATCGGCCCTATGTTGTCAAGACTTGAGTTAATTATTTGTCAAGATTCTATGAATAATTGCAGATTTGGTCCTTTTTCAGCATCAAATATTGCTCGTCTTTCATCTTTTAAAACTGCTATTTCTTTACGCTGAATACGTACTTCATCCTTTAATGACTTAACAATATTTTTTAATTTTTCATTCTCTCTAATTAGAGAATTGATATAATCATCAACATCCATTGGGCCACTCTTTTTCTAGTTGATTAAGTGTGAAACGAACAATACCATCATCATAATAACAGTCATTGGTTTGTTCTCTCGCTATTTCGCTATATTTTTCAGGCCAAACACCGTGCAATACATTCATAATTGTTTGCCCATATCTCCATATAAAACTATGTTCATTGTATGTTTTATCAACTAAATTCAGGAACTCCTTAAATGATATCATAATATTGCTCCACCATAAAATAATTCTAATCCAATATTTAATTTATTATGTCCTGCATTTATCACAATACAATTATCATCAACTATAGTTATAGTTTCGGTTGTCCAGAGAATAGTCTCAACCCTATTATTGCTATCATAAAAGAATATATTTTGTCCACTGAATTTCCATTTAGTATAATCATGGGCGACCCCATCATAAACTAATCTAATCATAGAAACACTAGTGAATTTATTTTTTTCTTTAATCCAGTCAGATAAAAATGTCTTTATTCTACACTGTACCATTCTTCAAACTCCAGTAAATATATTTCGGCAAATGGCTCAGTAGAACCATTAATACTGTTGCCTAATATTGGTAATTCTTTATCCTCATTCATACTCAATCAATATTTTCTAATACTTCTCCATCATTTGGGTCAGATAGTTTTCTTAATACTTGAACATCAAGATCGCCATTAAATGTTCTTACACTTCCATCAGCAAGTCCAGCAACAACCATATCTCCAGCATGAAAACTAAATGGTTCATCATTAGGACCACAATTATTAGTTGTCCAAGGACAATTAGTTGGGCCACCAACGGGATTACTATTGTTATTGATAATTTTTCTTCCTGTAGTAACACTCTCAGTATCTGGACTGCCACTAACTCCACTAGAATTATCTGGATCAGCCCATCTATTGGGAACAGTTTTATTAGAAGGAAAATCAGTAGCCAGTGCATTAGTCCAATCTGGATCAGAAGAAACAATAGTTGTTGCTTTTCCAGAACTTGTTTTTACCCAATTAGTGTTTCCTCCTAAAGTAACATCTCTACTTCCAACATTCTGAACATTTCTTCCAGCATCCTCAAAAAATATCACAGTTTTACTAGTACCATCTTTTGCATGGGCTACTCTGCTTGATTGGTCATAGGTCAAAAGTCCTGACTTATAAGAATTACGAGTTGTACCGGACGCTTTATTTCTGCTACCATTAGTAGGATGTAAATCAGTATATGCTACGGGCATATAGTCATTAGTACCAAAATCTCCGCCAGTTTTTTCACTGGAATAAGGATTACTTGGACAATTGAAAGCAGTAATTCTAGCGACCGCATAATTTCTATTATTTGGATGCCAGTACGGTTTCTTTTTGTCCCAATTTGCTGCTAATGATGATTCTTCCATAAATGCTAAAACTTGAACATGGAATGACTGTATGTTTAAACAATCTTTCCCTACTGTAAAATCTTTGCCTTCTCCGCTTGTAGGATACCTATTATTTGCACTTTCATAATTGGCTGCTGATAATCCTATTTGTCTCACATTATTTGTGCATGAACTTCGTCGTGCCGCTTCTCTGGCCGATTGAACTGCTGGTAGTAATAATCCAATAAGTGTTGCGATAATTGCGATAACGACTAATAATTCTACTAGAGTAAATGCTTTTTTGATCATTATTGTATTCCTTAAGGCGGGATAATTAGACTATTAGGTATATTTTCCCGTATTATATAGAATACAATGATATTGTCAAGTTATTAAAATCTTATTATATCTGCGTGAAGGATCACGCTTTTTGGGTTTGCTATGATGAGTAACTCTTATTGTTTGTTCAACAGTATAAGGATACATATCGTTATACATAACAAACTCTGTTGGAGCAACAGGAGTCATGGTTTTAGACTCATGTAAATTAGTAAAATTATCCCACAGTTGTTTAAAAATATTCATTTTATCATCCTAAAATAGTCAACAATCATTCCCGCCGTATCTGGAACATTATTTCCGCCCATGTAGTAACGTCCAACCATATCAAATAATTGATCAATATTGTTGTCTTGAAAAAACATTCTATGATATTTGGGTTTGTACTCTAAATGAATGTAATCACCAACATCATTGTAGAAATCGGTAATGTCATTATAAATTTTATCATTCATATCCACAAATCCTTTCGTATATTGATAAGATCAACTAACATTTTAGTATCTTCTTCATACCACTTATCTAAATAAGGATTTTTACGGTTTGGTCTTTTAATTGTCCACCAAAGATACAAACGTTTAATCTCTTTGCAACTTTTTGCGAAAGGAGTTAGTTTACCTTTGTATTTGTCTTTTATGCCCCAGTCTAAATAATCCAATCCGGCTTGTTTACATGATCCATTCTTGAATTTGTACAGACGTTTAACTTCTTTGGGTTTTCCGTAACTCCACGCACATTCTGTCTCAACATAGATCACAAGTTCATTGAACAACCCGTGAAGAATTCTATAGTCCAGATCGTGATATTCTCCAGGTTTTAATCCGGTATGTAAATAATGCAGTTTATCAATGAAGCGATTTCTAATATAGGTTTGGACTGTATGATAAATATCATATGGATAATAGATTAAATTTTGCAACTTTTTCAAGCCGGTTTCTGCTATCCAATATCGTAAGGGATGCTTCTGTTTTGCAGATTTATGCCATTGATCCCATTCGTTCCATCCAAGAGCGTATGGTTTTTTTGTTCCTCTTATAAAGTCAGCAAACTTTGAGCAAGTCCAGTGATAGAAACGCGGGCGAATCATATTAGTCTCCAATAACTATAGGTACTATTTTCCAACCCATATCAGTAATATCTTTTTCTATTTCAGGAGTAATATACCCTTCATTTCCAGAAAGATACCAATCAATATAGTCTCCCCTTTCTAAGATATGAGAGATTATACCACCAACTGTTCTCCAACTATAACTACGTTCTTTGTTGTCTTTTATAAATTCATTATTGCATAATGCAGCATATAGGTCTTTGCAATATTGTTCTGATGCTACACATTTATTATGAATATAGTCACTAGTTCGTAGTTCATATTCTAAATCTGGTAAATCAATTGTTGGTCTAGAATCTTCAACTTTAACAATTTCCCAAAAAGTTTTCCATGTATTATAATTTTCCTGAGTCATATTTCCTGTCTCAAGATTTTTTTTATCACATTTTTGATGAAAAGAATATAAGTCTGGACTAGTGCGGTATTTCATATGTGTACATTAATCTTTTTCAAGAAGTGTATGATTGTTCTCGCAAGTATAATTCCAAGACTAACCT